AAAGTGAGAGTGGTAAATTTCCAGTAGTAAATGATTTTAGAAAAGTTGGATTAATAAAAAATCCTGTTTCAGCTAACACAACACATAGATTTACGGCACAGGCAGGTACTCAGGCTGTAACAATGCGCGTTGATTCAATAAATGGCTCAAATTTTATTGAAGATGGATATGTTCAAGGAAATACGACAGGTGCAATAGGAAGAATTGTTGATGCAACAGCTGTTTCAACAGGTGTAAAAGATTTGAGATTAGTATCAATGTCTTTGGGTCCAACAAATGCAAATAGATTACTAGGAACTGCGGCAAGTACTGGTTCATCATTAACAAATCCTAATCAAGGTCCTGATATTGCTGGCAAGCCGGGAGGATTCCAGACAGCTGAAGATGTTACATGTGATGGAAGTACGGCTACCGTCACCTCTTTAACTGCTGGAGAATTTAAACCATATTCTGGAACACTTTTGTATGTGGAAAATAGGTCTCCTGTTGTAAGAGCCTCAGATCAAACCGAAGATATCAAATTAATAATAGAGTTTTAATTCATGGCTACATTAAGTTTACTTTCATCTTTACAGCAAAGTCCTTATTTTGATGATTATGATGAAACTAAGAAATTTCTTAGAATGTTATTTCAACCTGGAGTTTCTCTTCAGGTTAGAGAGTTAACACAACTTCAGACAATTTTACAAAATCAAATATCCAGATTGGGCGATTCCTTTTATAAGGATGGTAGTATTGTTACAGGTGGACAGATTAATTTAAATACTAACGTTAGTTATATTAGATTAGCATCAACTGAAACTGCATCAATATTCGCAAATCAAAAAATTCAACTTAGTGGTGCAGACACAATTACCTTTGATGTAATTACTACTGTAGAGGCTGAAGGTAGCGATGCTCCCGTTTTAATAGGAGTATATTCTGGTTCTGATACAATTACTACAACATCAGCAACGATACATATTGCCGGCAGTACTGGTATAAGTGCACAAACCGCAGATGCCGGAACCATTACAGGAGATGGTTCTATTGCAAGTATTTCTGCTGGAATTTATTATATAAACGGATTTTTTGTTACAGTTGATGCTCAAACCATTGTTCTAGAAAAATTTGCAACGACACCATCATATAAAGTTGGATTAACGATAACAGAAAGTATTACAAATAATGTCGCAGATTCTTCATTATTGGATAATGCTTCAGGATCTTTTAACGTTAATGCACCTGGAGCAGATAGATATAAAATAGCTTTGATATTGGGTAAAAAGTCACTCACTACTATTTCAGAACAAAATTTTATAGAATTATTAAGAGTTGTTAGCGGCCTTCCAACAAAAATTGTAAAATATCCAGTATATTCTGCATTAGATGATACTTTAGCAAGAAGAACTTATGATGAATCAGGAAACTATACTGTTAAACCATTTTTGGCTAATTTAAATACTCATAAAAATGCGAGCGGATGGACATTAGCCAGTACAACAGCATCAATAGTTGGACTTGAATCTAAATTTTTAAAAGATTTTAGAATTGGTGATTCTGTTTATTTAACAAATGGATCTTTTAATTCTGCTACAACTACAGTTACGGCAATCACAGATGATGAGAATATGACTGTTGCTGCTCCTATTGGATCAGGACAAACACAATTTATTCATAATTTAGATAAATTGTCTGTTGGATTGGAACCAGGTAAAGCTTATGTAAGAGGATATGATTATGAAAGTGTTGCCGTAGAATATGCTGATATAAGAAAGGGTAGAGACACTAACAATGCGATAGAATTTGTTATGAATACAAATTTTGGAAATAATTTAAGAATTGATAGTGCGAATGGTTCATTTAATGTCGCTACACAAGCACCAATAGATTTACATTGTGTAAGAACAGTAAATATTAATACTTCTTCCGCAGCAACATATAATACATCAAAGATAGGAACTGCTAGACCTAGACAATTAGATTATTTTTCTGGTACTCCTGGGGCAACGAATGGTACTTATGATTTATATTTGTATGATACCAAAATGTCAAGTATAACATCTAATGTTCATACGGGCATTGCTGCAGGAGGAACAACACTTGTTTTAAATTCTACAAAATCCACTAATGTTTCTTTAGCATATGCTGGTGCTTCAATTAAAATGACAAGTGGTTATAATGATGGAGTATCAAGACTCATCACAGATCATCAAGGAAATACTATTACTTTAGCAAATGCATTTTTAGCAGATGTTGGAGTTAGTGATACGTGTGAAATTGATTTTACCGCAAAATATTTGGAAAGTGTTATAGAATCAGATGGTTCTGGAAATATTGAAAAGTATGCAGACATTTCACAATTTGGTAAAGTTGATCAATTAGATCCAAATAGTCTTACTAAAATATTTGATACTGATAGAAGTTCTTTAATATATGAATTACCACAAGCAGTAGTAAAAACCTTAAATCCTCTTGTCACTTCTAAATTTGATTACACAGTAAAACAGCAATTTTTTAGTGTAACTTTTACTAATGGTCTTGCATCTATTACTCAAACTGGTGGAGTGTTTTTGCCGGGTAAGGGTTCTTCTTTAGGATCTGCAGATTTACTTAATCATGTTGTGTGTACTATTACAGGGAGTATTGGTGCATTGTGTCCGCGTAACATTGGAGACATTATTAATTTTGGTGCTGGTGCTACCTCTTCAGTAGACGCAGCTGGTACTTCAATGGCTTTAGATACGGGTGTGGGAAGTAATGATAATTTCACTGCTACAATAACTGCGGCTATTTCATTATCTCCTCTCGCATCTACCTTTAGAACTAAAACTATTGTTAATTCAAATACAACATCCTTTACTAGTGGTGATACTAATACAACTTTAAGAGGATTAGGACAATATAAAGCAACTACTGCTGCGGATTATGCTAATACGACGATTAGTTTAAGAACATCAGATGTAAAATCTTTGAAAGCAATTGTTAAATCTCCAGACACTGATATTGCAAGCCTTACTACTGAATTGTTTACAACAGCATGTGCAAGTGCTGGTGATACTAATAATATAACGGACAAATATAATTTTGAAACTGGCCAGAGAGATAATTTATATGATTTTGGATTTGTTAAATTGAAACCAGGTCAATCCGCACCGGCGGTGCCAATAGTGGCGGTATTTGATTATTTTGTACATCAGGCTGCAGACGGCCCATTTACTGTAGATACTTATCTTGGAGCAACTGCGGGCGTAGAATTTTCTGATATCCCATCATACACAAGTCCTATAACTGGAAAAACAGTAAGTTTAAGAGATTGTTTAGATTTTAGACCAAAGAGAACAAATGGTGATGAATCTGCGTCATTTGCTTTAGATTCTGCGACAATTAATCAATCTGTAGTTCTACCAAGATTACCAGATTCAGATGTTGTTTTAACGACAGATGTACAATTTTATTTACCAAGAAAAGATAAAATTGTTGTAACAAAAGATAGGGAATTTGGTGTAATTGAAGGAAATCCTTCAGTTGATCCTATTGTTCCGGCAGATGATGAAGATTCTATGACAATTTATATCGCAGATATTCCTGAATATACATTTGAGGTTACTGATGTAAATTTACAATATATTGAAAATAAAAGATTTACTATGAGGGATATTGGTAAAATAGAAAAAAGAGTTGAACAACTTGAATATTTTACATCTCTCTCATTTTTGGAAAAAGATGCAAAGGAACAAGCGATATTTACAGATGGTGGAGTGGAAAGATTTAAGAATGGTATACTTGTAGACCAATTTGCGGGACATGCAATAGGTGATGTTTTAGATGATGATTATAGAATAGCGATAGATTTTGATCAAACACTTTTAAGACCGACATTTGAATCTGATAATTTTAAATTTAAACTTGATGTTAATAGTGCGAATATAATGAAAACAGGAGATTTGGTTTCTGTTGCTTATACAGACACGGGATTTATTGATCAACCCGCTACAACAACGACTGAAGAAGTAAATCCATTTGGTTCTGGTATGTTTAATGGAATTTTAACTATGACAAATCCTAGTGATACATGGTTTTATGATGGAAGGCGCCCAGAAGTATTAATAAATTTAACTGGAGGTAGTGATAATTGGGAATCTGGTAAATATAATTATGGATTTGGTACACAATGGGACAATTGGTCAAAAAATTGGAGTGGTGTAGAGATTAATAATGATGATGTTTCAAAAGCGAATAAAAAATCAACATCTTCTACTAAAGTAGATAGATCAGCCAAGACTATAGATCAACAAAATACAAGAGATGGGATTTTATCAAAAGATCAACCAGAATCAGTTAAGAAAACAGTAAACAATAAACAAGTTAATGATACTATTGTTTCATGGAATAGAAAACAAACTGTTTTATTTAAAGCACAAGGATTAAAACCAAGTACTGATCATTACTTATATGTAGATGGTGTAAATTTAACAGAGCAGGCTAATACTGGAGTGACATTATCCATTACTGACGGAGGAAACTCAGAATTTATAGCGAATGAGGGAGAATATGTAACAGTAAGTGCGAATAGTTCAATTTCTGGAACATTGGTTCATGTAGATTATACGGGAAATACTACATTAATGCTTGCGAATACAATTGGTGATTGGACTACGACAGGTACATCAACAATTGTGGAAGCAGATTATGTTTCTGCGAGTGGAACAGTAACAGCAAATGCGACTTTATCAGCCGTACCAACAACATATGTTAATAATCTTAAATCTGATATAAATGGTACTGTAGTTGGAAATTTTGAATTTACAGCTGGACAATTTAGAATGGGAGAAAGATTAGTAAGACTTACTGATCATGCTGACAATACATTATCTAAAACTAATTCTGTAGCTGAAAAAACATTTCATATAAAGGGTATGGAGTCTGTATCAGATGGAAGTATAATTTCTACAAGATCTTCTTTAGTGAGAAGACAAGATATTAGATCCGCTGTTGTGACAAAATCAGCTGTTTCTGATAAAAGTTCTTCTTCGAATTTTGTGAATCCGATGGCACAGTCTATAGTGATAGATGAGTCTAGATATCCAAATGGGATGTTTTTAAGAAATGTTACATTCTATTTTTCACAAAAGGATACTTATTTGCCTGTAACAGTACAAGTAAGACCAATGACAGACGGAACACCAAGCGTTGCTCAAGTCCTACCATTTGGTGAAAAAGTTCTTGTTCCTGATGAAATAACTGTTGACTCTTCTTCTCCTGATACAACAAAATCATCAAGTGGAACGACATTTAAATTTCCATCACCAGTATATTTACCACCTGGAGAATTCGCTATTGTTTTAATGACAAATAGTCCAAAATATAAAGTTTATAGTTCTGTTGAAGGAAATATGGTAACTAACAGTGATACTACAAATACAAAAGCAGGAAAGGGTCCTGAAGTTGGAGACTTTTTTGTTACAAATAATTCTAGTAAATGGACTCCGGTTACTAATAGAAGCTTGATGTTTAAAACACAAAAATGTTCTTTTCAATTAACATCTTTTAATTCTAATTTATGTCAATTTGATGTAATTCCACATCCTCTTTCAAATGGAACAGCTAATACGGCATATGATTTGATGAAATTAAGTACATCAGAATTGAAATTTTCAGATTCAGTAATAGATTATTTTTATCAAACAACTACTGAAAATGAAGCATATCCTCATATTGCTGTTAGAGATAATTCTTTTACTAAATTTACATCAAATAAAAATATTAAGCATGATAGTAGAAAAACTATTAGAACAGGTAAATATGATGGTGGTACTGATCCAGATATGAAAATACAAGTGAAAATGTCCACAACAAATTCAGATGTTTCACCAATTATAGATTTATCTAGATTAAATTTAATAACTGTTGAAAATAATATTAACAATGGTGGAATTAGTAATAATAATGTGGCTGTAGTTGGGGGAGGAACAGGATATGCAAACGGTACTAGTAATATCACACTTTCTGGAACAACAGGAACGGGAGCGGGAGTTACATTAGTCACAGATGGTACAGGAGCAATTACAGATGCATATGCTTCAGCGGAGGGAAGTGGATATTTTGATAATATTACTGCTACTTTGTCTGGTGGTACAAGTGGATCTGTAACAATTTCAGCAGAAACGGACAGAGAAGGTGGAAATGGAATAGCGAGATATATAACAAGAAGAGTGACATTACAAGACGGGTTTGACGCTGAAGATGTTAGAGTATATATAAGAGCATATAAACCTAGTACCTCAAATATTAATATTTATTATAAAGCACTTAGTTCAACTGATTCTGAATCATTTGATGATAAGTATTGGAATAAAATGACACAAGAAACCGATTCAAGTGTATATTCTGCAAATGAATCAGATTTCTTGACATATAATTATAAAACAGCAGATGATTCTGCTGCATATACTGTTGGATCTACAACTTTTAAAGATTTTAAATATTTTGCAATCAAATGTGTTTTAACGTCTTCAAGTAATATAGATCCACCAAAAATTAAGGATTTAAGAGCTGTAGCATTAGATTCATGAAAATTTTAACAGACGCTCCAGGATTTCTGAAAGATACTGAAAGCAATGCAATATTAAGAAATGATATAGATGCATTAACTGCCCATAGATTAATGAAAAGGCAAGCTGACAGTAGACAGGCGGAGATAAATACACTAAAGACGGAAATTTCTGAAATAAAAGCGGAAATATTAGAAATTAAAAAATTTATTAACTATTAGGGATTAACACATGGCAACTTCATTCGCAAACGTAGCTTTAACTGATACCTTTGAAACGTGGCGTAATCAGACCAACTTGGTCATTGCCGACGTTAATGCTGGGACAGACGCAGGTGTCGCAAATACAGTAGTAAGAAGAGATGATGATGGAAATGGTGGAATAAGAATTGGTGATTTAATAGCAAATGGATCAATAGAATTTAATACAACACTTGATGGTGGAATAACCTCCAATAATTTACGAGATGTGACAGACGGCACAAGTGATGATTTTGGAGCAAGTTTGTCCACAGGCTCTGCTATATTTAAAGGTGGTGTTTCAGTTCAAAAAAGTTTAAATGTCGGTGGATCAGTTTACGTAGCAGGAGTAGTTAAAGCCGAAGGAAATATTCAATTAGGTGATGATTCAGGTGTAGATACTGTAACAATAACGGGTGACATTGCTGCAGATATTACACCATTACCTCAAGTTGGTTTAACAAATACTGCAATTAGTTTGGGTAATAATGAGGAAAGATGGAAAAGACTCTTTGTATGGGACACGGTTGGAGCGAACACAACTTCTCATTTAAAAATACCTGCAGGCGAAACTTCAGACAGACCACCAATTACAAATTTATCTAGCACTAATAATGCAGATCATTCTTTGCGTGGAGTAATTAGATATAATACAACATTAGACAGATATGAGGGTTATGATCATGTTTCTAATACTTTTATGTCATTAGGTGGAGCTATTGATTCAGATCAAGACACAAAAATAACTGTTGAAACTACTCATGGCGGTGATGAAGATCAAATTAAATTTTATACTGAAGGGGAAGAAAGATGGTATATTGGTGCAGAAGCTGATGATGGATATTTTTTACCAAGTACTTGGTCCGGTAATGGAACTGAACTTCATATAGGAAAAACAGACCAGAGAGTACAATCAGTATGGGCTAACAACGTATTTTGTCATAATATTTTAGGAAGAGATGGTGAGACTTCTATCACTGTTCCATCAGGATCTACGGCACAGAGACCGTCAACTGATCTTGAAGACGGCATGCTTAGATTTAATAAAGAGTTGGATGCCGCGAAGGGCCAGATGGAATATTATTCAAATACCGCAGCAGCGTGGTATTCTCTCGCACCTTCTACAGCAGTATATAATACAAGAATCGCAAATCCCGTAGACTCAACTACTTCAGTTAGTGCACAATATAATCCGGCTTATGTACAAGTATTCGTGAACGGTATTAAATTGGATACTGCTGATTATGACACTGATACATTAGGAAGTGCTATAACTTTTCTTAACTTTACAGTTGGAACAGATGATATAATAGATGTTATGTCATTGGCTGCATCAGATCTTCATAAAGCAGCAATGACAAGAGAGAGATTTGTAGCAACCGCTAGTCAGACAGTTTTTACAATTAACGGCGGTTACACTCCTCAATTAATAGAGATGTTTAGTGAGGGAGTAAAAATTGATCAAAGTTTGGTGACATCATCCAATGGAACTACCGTCACTATTCCAGCTCAAACAGTAGGCAATATAGTTGAATCTTTGGCGTGGACTTCTTTTGAAAATACTGATGTTTACACTAAAAGTAGATGGGCAAATACAGCTGGATGGTCTTCTGTTTATGCCAATACTTATATTGGTGTTGATCCTACATCACATGCTAACGCGACATTTGCTGTTGATACGTATAATGATAGAATTGGCGTTGGTGTTAAAGTTCCGGAATCCACACTTCACGTTAGAGGACTTGAGACGACCCAATTAAAATTAGAACATAGTTTTGCGGCAAATACTACCTTTGATGTTGCTGCGGATGGTAAATTAACAATAACTCCGTCAGGTCAAGACACAACCCTTATTGGTAATTTACATATTACAGGAACAACTACTGAAGTTAGTTCTGATACTATGACTATAACAGATCCGTTTATAGTTCTTAATAATTTTTCAGTAGTACCAACAAATAATGCTTATGATACCGGATTTGTATTCATTAGAGGAACTAATGATCTTGGAAATACGGCATTTATTTGGGATGAAAGTTTGGATGAATTTTCAACATGTCGTGTAGGAGATGATGGATCAGCGGCAGGAAATATAACAATAGCGGATTATGAAAATTTCCATTGTGGAGCAATAGAAATTGAAGATAATCTCTTGGTGGGAACTACATCTTCTTTTACAGGATTAGCGACATTTAACTCGAATATTGATATGTCTGGAGGTTATTTCGCTTCAGATGTTTTACCTGATGCTAATGGAACGAGAGATATGGGAAGTGATTCTTTAAGATGGGGTAACATATATACTTCTGACTTAAATTTGAAAAATGAACGTGGTGATTGGAAAGTCGTCGAGGAAAGTGAATATTTGTCATTAACAAATAATTTGACAGGTAAAAAATATAAAATATTAATGGAAGAAATTGAGTAATAAAAAAAAAGAAGAAGTTGTACATAATGTGAAAATTAGATATTTATATTTCACTGATGAAGAATATGTGTTGCTTATAAACCAATTGTGGACATGTGAGTTTAATACGAGTGCATATTTAAGCAGAGAAGTTGAAAAAACTGAAATTCTTTGGAAATTGTTTAAATGTGTAAAACTAATTAAACACCATCATCAAATATATTTAAATAAGAGAGCGGAAATATTAAGTAAATATGGAACGCATGATTCCGCTTCAAATAATTGGATTATTGATAAGAGTCAACAAGCTGAGGCATTGGGTGATATAAATATATTAAATGATAGTATTGTAGAATTAAATATTACAAAAATGGATGCGAGTGATTTCATGGATAATGAAATCTTTTCTCCTAATTTTGGAGGATTTCAAAATATGACTTTTAAAATCTTGAATCAAATGGAAGATTGGGTCGATTGGGCATCTATTGACACTTGGATCATTAAAAATAAAAAGAAGGAAGAATAAAAATGACATCACGAGCCTATGAACTTTCACAAACTGTTGACATCGATGGTGATCAGGTAATTACAGGAAACACGATTTTCAACACTACTGGCTATATGACTGTTCCCGTTGGAACCACTGCCCAAAGACCTGCGGGAGTGTATGGTCCGAACACCGGTCAAGTTAGATATAATTCAACTTTAGGAAAATATGAAGGATATCACGATGCGGAGTGGATAGCATTAAATGATTTAATAGATAAAGATCAAGATACAAAAATTACAGTCCATGAAGGATGGGGTAATGATGAAGATGAAATAAAAATTTATGCAGGAGATGCTGGTGCAGGGAATGAGAAAATATTAGTTAATACATCTCAAATCATAGCCACAACAGATGATTATATTGGACTAACTGCTTCTCATTTACAATTGGCGGCGGCTCATACAGTTATTACAGGAAATTTAACTGTTCAAGGTACACAAACTAAAGTAGAATCGACAACTCTTGTAACTACAGATAAAACTATTGAATTATCAAATGCGGCGATAAAAACCACAGCAACCGCTACTGGTGCTGGAATTCAAGTAAATGACGGAGCGACCGATCGTTCTATATTGTGGAATAATTCAGGAACAAAATGGGAAATTACTGATAATGTATCATTCGGTGGTGATGTCATCATGGGTGGAAATACTATTACATTTGGTAATGGAGAAACCATTGATAATACTGTAGACGGAACTGTACAAGTATCTGCTGATAAGCTTAAACTAACAGGAAATGTTTTACAAAATTCTCAGGCTGAAGATACCATTACAATGAACGCGGCACAGGAAGTCATTATTGATAGTGGTCTTCTTGGTGGATTGGGCAGAGATATAGCTATAACAATGGGACATGGAAATACTGTAACTTTATCTAATACTGTTACAATTTCTGGCGGATCTCCCGCACAGTATAAATTGTTACAAGATTCTGACGGAAATGGATTAGCACAATGGATTTCTTTTGGCGTATACAATACTTCTGGAACAAGATTAGGACCATAATAAAGGATAAAATATGGCGGCAGGTGATTATAGACCGTTAAAGGTCGACTCTACTGTAGGTGCGAGCGATTTAAAAGAAATGACGGATGCTGAAATAAAGGACAAAATTGTTCCTGTTATTTTGACGAAATGGGCAACTAATCAATCAGATGCACAACGTGGAAACATCCAATTAAGAGCAACAACCACAACTGGAAATTTAGGATACTTCGTTGATACAAAAAGAGATGATCCTATAGGCACTCATCCCTCTGGAGGCGCATATACTACTTATGGGCAATACGGATTTGCGTCGAATGATGATTCTTTAGAATCTACCGGAGGAGAAGTCTGGCCCCTATATTCAGAATCACAAAGCGCCATACAAGAAATGAATGCTGCTAAATTGATAGATGATATTATGAGATGTTGTGAAGAAGTATACGCAGAAGCTTCAATAGGATCAACAGGAATTGGTTCATATTATTTTGGCCTACTTAATCCATATTCATCACATGGTGGAACGTGGATAGATGTTGCAGGAGGAACTAATGCACCTTCTGGTGGAGAACATACAGCCACCGCAACTAATACACAACACGGAGAGTCAGACGATGTGTACACACTTTTCAGGAAAACGGCGCATAGTGGTTTAGGAACTATTCCTCCAGTAAAATATAAAGGAACTAGTGGTGATGTTCAGCAAATGACAGATGCAGAAATAGAAACGTTGACCAACCACTTCATAAATCGTATTACTTCTGGACCTAGTGGAAATGGTATAGGAACTTATATTATGACGACTTCAGGTGCTCCTGGGTCGGGCACTTGGGTATATGCTGGTGGATTTACTGACTATATGTGTTCAGTATCAGATCAACAATATTCCTCACAATATAGTGGACAATATACTGGATATTGGTCAGGACAATATAGAACTACATATGGAAACTATGGTGGAGCTCGATATGGGCCGTGGTATACAGGACAATATAGTACACAATATAGTGGACAATATACTGGATATTGGACAGGAGCTACAGTTAATGATGATGCATATTCAAACATCCAAACCAATTATGGTCTGTACCGGAGACTAGCTTAAAACAATATAATAGGATAAATTATGATATTTAGTGATAAAGTGATTGAAGGTATTTGGATTGATGATGATAAAACGGGTCTTGCGATTTTATTGAAAAATAAATTAGATAATAGTACATATTCAATACAAACTTCCAAAGGATCTGAGCATTGGGAAGAATTTTTTAAAAAATTTACTCCCAAAGAAGTAGATGATTTCTCACATGCCCATTCTCAAAGAAAAGTAATAAATCAAAAAAAAGAAGAAGAAACAAATAAAGATCAAGATGATTTAAAAAATTTATTTGATTCAAAATTAAAAGCGTTTGAAATATCAGAAGTGAAAGAGTCTAAAGATAAAATTCTTCGTTCCAAAATAAGAAAATCAACAAATCTTGTAGAATTAAATGCATGGGTTACTGTATTGTTACTAAAATCGATCAGTGATCCAATTCATGGTCTTACTGAATGGGGAAATCTTCTCAAACCAGCAATTAAAGAAAATGAATAATGGATTTCTTGTTGTCGCTTCCAAAAATAAAAGATTTCTTACTGCGGCACAACTTCTCGCTGATAGCATAAAAGAATATACTCAATATCCAATCACATTAGTTACTGATGATGAATGGATCTCAGATTCAGGGAATCATATATTTGATAATGTTATTGGTGGAGCTCCCAAAACAATCAGGGCGAAATTATGGGCATTAACAAAAACTCCCTATGATATTACATGTTTTTTAGATGCTGATGTAGTTTGTTTATCAGATAATGCAAATAATGTATTTGATGCACTTTGTGATAATGATATAGTTTTTACGAAAATTAGACCTTATTGTGCATCAGCATGTTGGTGGAATATTCATGAAGAGGAACGACCTCATGGTGGAGCTTTTGTTTGGAAAAATAATGAAAAAATGAAAACATTCATGGAGGAATGGTGGAATAACTGGCAATGGAAGATGAAACACCATTGGCATCCAAGATGGGATTTTAAATATGAAAAGGATCCTGTTGAAATGTGGGATCAATTTCCATTACATTTAATGTTGTGTGATAAAGAGGATGTATGGTATAGAGATGATATAAAATGGAATTGGTATTTTAATACAACAAAAAATGATGATTGTTTATGGAATTTTACGGCACCAGGATATGATTGTGAAATAGAAAATGTAAATTATTCAGATATTGTATTTTTAAGTTATCCTAAAGGAGTGGGTTGGCATGATTGAAAAGGATATACCACAAGACATTTTAAAAATTTTAAAATTATTTGAACCTTTTATATTCGATTTTATTGAAAGTGGTGAAAATATTGAAGATAGAAATAAAAGGAAGATAATTTCAAAAGATGAAGCTATTTCTGATGAATATTTGTTTAATATAATGAAAGGTGGTTCAGGTTCTGGTGGGCCTACACATATATTATCAAATGATTTTGGTCTGGAAGCTTCTCAACCTCATAAAGAACTTTTAAAATTATCAACTAAATTAGCTTCTTTTGTGGGAGCGAGAAGAAGTCCTTTATGTCAACATTATCCTTCTGGTGGATATATTGCTTGGCATCATAATGCGAATATCCCAGGCAGAAATATAATATTTTCTTGGTCAGAAACAGGTGATGGTATTTTTAAAGTTTATGGTGATTCAAAAAAAATTGAAGAATATCAAGATTCTGCAGGATGGAATATTAAATCTATGAAAATTACTAGTCATTTAGATCATGTTGAAGAAAAAAAAGAATATGCTTGGCATTGTGCAGGAACGGACTGTAATAGATTTTCAATAGGATTTATGATGAATAATGATTTTCATGAAGATGTGGAATTTTGTAATGAAGTTTTAAAAGAGGATATAGGATTAGTTCATGAAAGTCCTAATGGTGTTTGGTATTAGATATATTTTTTAGTCCAAGGAACAGTAGAATATATTTCTTCCTTTTCTAGTCCATCAGAATATCCTTTATTAAAAATGGCTATTGGATAATCTAATTCTTGATAATTAGAATAACTAGCAGAATAATAAAAATGGTCTGGTATACGAATAGGATCTAAATAATTCATCCAAAGATATGTATCAAATCCACCACATTTTTCAATATCTTCAAATTCAAATTTCTCCCACACTTTTAAACTGCTGTTTGGTTTCCATCCTAATATAGAAGAGTTATAAGGGGTGCAACATTCTTTTTGTGACCGGCGTTTTTCAAAATCTTCCATATGTTCTCTCCACCTACACCAACATGCACACAAATAATCTTGTTGTTCTACCCAATCAAATAGGGGATCTATGTTTCCTTTTATGATCACGTCTAAATCAAAAGCTAAAACGACTTCTTCTTCAAATGGTTCTATCATTGGGGAATGATATAAAACTTTAGTCCACCATTTGGGAAGAATGGGTTCATCAAATACTCGAAAGTTTATATTATATGTGGTATTTTCAAAAACCATTTTTTCTAAACGTTTTACGTCTTTTACATTGTATTTGTCACCAACACATATACATGCAACCGCATATTTAAACATACCAGTGACCTATGGTCATATATCTTGTATATTTTGGAAAATCTAATTCACCTTTATATACCACATTTTTAATCTGATTTTTTTCAATTAATTCTTCAACATTATGAACACAATTGATATGTTCATCTAATCCAAAATAATCATTTGATTGTATAGCAACTACAGGATTTCCTTTAAAATATCGTTTCATTTTTATAATATCTTCCATATGTTCTCCTGAGGTATTAATGATTAAATCTCTGCGTCTAATTTCTTTTCGTTCAAAAAAATCTCCGAAAACGGAAATTTCAAAAGGAAATTCAAACTGATTTAAATATTGTGCTAATATGGTTTTACATAATTTATCTTTTTCATAGAAGTCTATTTTTTTTATTTCTAATTTAGAATGTAATAGATCTATTAATGGACAACCAAACCATCCGCCAATTATTTCAATATACAAAGACGATTCAGGGTATGGGTCACTATTTCCTTCGCTATTGACCAAAGGTAAATGTTGTGTGTATCCTAAAATAGTTGGCGTTCCATCTGAAATGACTTCAAGATATAGATCTTTTCCTTTGGGTAATTTTTCAACTAACCACTGTTTTGAGGATAATTGTCCGTGTGATAAAGAATCTTGATAACTTTCTAAACTACCAATTTGATTGTTTATTATCCATTGTTCTACTTTGTGATATGGTAATTTATTAACCTTTTTTCTGGTATCACTTATATGTTTTTTATTTTTTCCAATATCCTTTCTTAATTTTCCAATAGTTTTTCTAGTTTCCCATGCGGAGGTCCTATTTTCTTGAGTTTTTTCTTCAATATTCTTTTCAAATATTTTTAATTTTTCTATAGCTGATTGCATCCTACCACCAAATAATAATTATGTCTACCTTTTATTTTTGTTTTATAATAGACTGTTGTTAACTGATTTTGATCTATAATTTGTTGACAGCTATTTATTGGATTGATACAAGATAGATGTGAATTATCAGAACCAACCAAAACAAATTTTCCTGAAAATATTCTGCCAACAGGATAGCATGATTCACAATATTTATTTACAATTATTCCGTCTTTTATTTTAATATCATCAAATATGACGTCTTTATTGATAACGTTCTTTGTTATTAATTTATTAATTTTACATACCATAGGATCTATATCATAATAATAACATTTATAACCAAATAATTCAAAATCATCTACTTCTATATGACAAAACCAACTACATAAAAAATGTACAGTTTCTTCATCATAATGTATCATAAGTTCATCAAATACTCTCCATGATATCAGTTGAGCATCCGTATTATTAGAATATTCAATTAAATATTTAAATCTTTGATGTCGTGTTTTTAATAATTTTTCATAAGATGGTATCATAGTTTTCCCATATTTTTTTTGCCCATCCAGTTGCATCATGCAATTCTATATGAGTTTCATGTTCTTTTGCCCATGCCTTATGTGAAGTATTAAATAGACATATTTTATAATACTTTTTATATTCTTTTGGAGTTAGATCATTTGGAAATTTCGCACCTATATTGTAATTATATGCAATGGTTGGCGGCCAGAAATCTATCATATTTTTACGATGACATTGATAAAAAATGTATTTATCAAAAGACGGATACGAAAAGAAAGCCCTTTCTTTTGTTTTTAATAAAGTTTCATACATTTCATGTCCAGCATCGTTTTCCCAAGCAACAAATGAGGAATTTATGGGAGTTGTTAAATATCCATAATTTAACTTTGAGGCTAGGGGATTTCTCCAATAATTCCAAATAAATTTTGGTTTTGGATGATTTTTATGTATGTATTTTGTTATGTTATTTTGAATCAATATATCTAAATCAAACCATGCCTTTTTACCTGACATGTTAGCATAATCTCCAAAATAACACATTTTTTCTGAAGTGAATATTTGTGTTCTTGGAAATTCATCGAATGTTGTAGGAATTGGTTTTATTTCAATATCTTTATTTAATCCTTTAGAATTTTCTGTTAAACAATGAAAATTAAAAGAATTATTATAGTGTATTTTTAAAGAATTGAATAATCGATTCACATATTTTGGAGGATATTTATTTCCCCACTTCAAACAAAAAAAATTAGTCATATTTTAGTAGCATAAATAAAAGTATATGATTATTAATATTTAGTGAGACAATTATGGACTATCCTTCCCCCACTTTTTGCGCATTGCCGTGGATACATTTATCAACAAGACCCAACGGACATATGAGAGTATGTTGTACTGCGAATGCGTCTGCTGTTCAAGATCCAAATTCTTCCATAAGAACAAAAGCAAATATAAGAAATGAAGATGGCCAATGTGCTAATTTAAATACCACTCGATTATTAGATGCGTGGAATAATGATTATATGAGGCGTACTAGATTGATGATGATGAAAGGTGAACGCCCCCCTCAATGTGAAAAATGTTTTAAAGAAGAAGATGCGGGCCATATTCCTAAAAGAGTTTGGGAAACTAATAAATGGGGAGAAATTTATGATTTAAATGAATTAGTAAAAAACACAAATGAAGATGGATCAGTTGCCCCCAAACTTAGATATATTGACTTACGAATGGGAAGTAAATGTCAATTGGCTTGTGTGATGTGTTCTCCAAATGATTCTTCTGGATGGAATAAAGAGTGGTTAGATTTTTATCCTAAAATAAAAAATGAAAGATTGAAAGATACTAGTCAATGGAAAAAAAATGAAGACGGCGGAACGTATAATTGGCATAAAATGAGTCCTCATTTTTGGGAAGATTTATATGAACAAATACCAAACATTTATCAATTATATTTTGCAGGAGGTGAATCAACTATTATTGATGAGCATTATACCTTACTTGAAAAGGTTATATCTGATGGGCACGCTAAACAAATAGAATTAAGATATAATTCAAATGGTATTGAATTACCAGATAAGTTATTTAAGTTGTGGAGTGAATTTAAACATGTAATATTTCATTTTTCAATAGATAGTTGGGGAAAGTATAATGATTATATTCGTTATCCTAGTAGATGGAAAATTATTGAAAAGAATTTAAAATTAATGGATCAGACGGATGATAATATTACAGTAACAACCGCAACAACTATTATGGCATTAAGTATTAATTATCTTCCAGAATTTATAGCTTGGAAAATTCAACAGGGATATAAAAAAATAAACAAATGGCCTGGTGGCGCGGGAATGATTAATTGTCATTTAGCATATTGGCCACCACAATTAAATGTTAAATTATTACCAAAAGAATTAAAATATAAAATTAGAGAAAAATATGAAGAAGAATTTTTTCCTTGGCTGGAAGATAATTGGAAATTATGTACCGGTGTAGAAAATATAGAATTTGATAAATGGGCAAATTCATCCTATGGAATTAAAAGATATGAAGGACTATTAAATTTTATGGATAGTGAAGATTGGTCTGAAAGACTTCCTGAATTTCAAGAATATATTTCACATTTAAATAGATTAAGACCACATAAACAATTTAAAGATGTTTTTCCAGAATTATGTACAGATATGATGAAATGAAAAAAATATTAATATTAGGTTGTAGTTTTACATTAGGTTCTTACAAATCTGTAGGATACAATAACAGTCGGCAGACCAAGGCAACTGGAACCAATGAAAGACTAAAAAATTATAAAGGTTGGTGGTATTTTGTAGATTACTTTAAAGATAATGATATTACCATTTTTACATGTTCTGGCCAAGGATATTGGACCTATTATCAAATATTATTATTTTTAATAGAAGAAAATAAATTAAATTATGATGAAATTTGGATACAGGAAACATTCGAACCTCGAGGAACTATTTGTGATAAAAAATTTTTAGATAAAAAACTTTTAGATATAGATAAGATATTGACAAGAACTTCAAAATTTGAATTTATTCATGACGTAAATTTGACAGAATTCCGTTTACACGATTTCAATCTGCATGACCATTTAGTTTTAAATCCGTCGACAGCCAAAAAAGAAAATAGACCTTATACTCTATGGTGGACAGATGGGTTTAGCGAGCCGGGGTTTTTTAATGATATCTCAGAAATGTGTTCAGTAAAAATTGATAATCTATGTAAAGAAAAAAACATAAAAGGCATAGTATGGTCTATACACGAACCATTCATGAAGTGCAATCATTTTACTAGATTACCAGTAACACTTATAAAACAAAAATTACGAGAAAATAAAGATTTATGGACTTCTAATGCAGATGCTAGTCATCAAACAGAAGAAGGAAACAAATATATAGCAAAATTAATAAACGAAGCATGTATAGATATGATGAAATGAAAAAAATATTAATATTGGGTTGTAGTTTTTCTTTAGGGGCTTATGAATTAGGAGCTCCTAGACATGATGGTGTTCGATTCGTGCCTGATCATCCAATTCACGGAAGTAAAGGATGGTATCATTATGTAGATTATTTTAAAAATGCGAAGGTTACGGTTATTGATTTTCCAGGGCAAGGATATTGGAGTTGGTATTCATTACTTTTAATGCTTGAAGGTACAAATCGATTAAATTATGATGAAATGTGGTTACAAGAAACAGATAGTCCACGAGCAAAATTAGTAGATTTACAAAAAATAGAATTAGATTGGGACCGTGGGAGAAGTGAGATAGATAATATTACAAGATTTACAGTAAATAATGCAAACACACACGAAATGCATTTAAATCCTTATGATTTTTATGAAACATTGGAAAAAAATATCGCACAGAATATTCAAGAACTATGTATTAAAAAAGGTATGTCTGGTTATGTTTGGACAATGTATCAACCTATAATGAAATGTAAAGAATTTACAAGACTACCCTTAGTAAATATTCACAATGAGTTAAGGAAAGAAGAGTTGCTTGTTTATGATGCTAATGATAGTCATCAAACGGAAGAAGGAAACAAATATATAGGAAAATTAATTAATGAAGCATTATGTATAGATATGATGAAATAAAAAGTGTTCATATTGAACCTACTCAGGGATGTAATGCCGCTTGCCCCCAATGTGACCGTAATATAAATGGTGGTAAAGATAATCCCTATCTCACAAATGCAATGTTAAGTTCTATGGATTATTATGAAATGTTTCCTTGGCATTTTGTAGAACAGTTGGACTCCATGTATATGTGTGGTAATTTAGGTGATCCATGCATAAGCAATTATGCAATCGAAGGATTTAGATCTTTTAGAAATGCTAA